GTTTTACAACCTGTTCAGGCCTGAACAGGTTGTAAAACTTGTGAGAGAGCAGGTCAGGATGTCAGAAACAGGGGCAGTAGAGATTGTGGATCCTAGGTCAGGAAACACAAAATACACTGAAACTGGAGAGCCGTTGGATGTGGAAAACGCAGTTAAAATGTGGCTTCAAGATAATCCGCATTTTGTTCAAGCAGGACCAAGCGGTTCAGGGTCAAGTTCAAATCAAAATCCTGAAGGTGTTAGCAAAAATGTTGATATAAACAAATTGGATCTTAATGATCCTAAACAAAGACAACTATATGCTGAGATGCGAAGGAAGATTTATCCCAACGTTATCTAGGTTATAGTTCTAACACAAAAGGAGATTAGCAAATGGCTAATACAAATATAAACGACACGCAGATTCTCACGAATATGCTACAAGAGGCCGTATTCACCCAATCCGAAAAATCAATTGCGGATAAGGTTTTTACGACTTATGATATGTCAGGAACGCCTGGTCTTACAGCGCAGATTCCTGTGTATCCAGAAATAACCGCTCAAGAACAAAATCAGACAACTGAAGTTACTGATACTAATTTCACGATTGCTCAGGTTGATGTTACTGCGGCTGAAGTTCAAGCTAGAATCGATGTATCTGACCTTTTATCAGAATCTACCGTTAGAAATATGGGTAGCGATGTGGGCCAGATGATTGGCTCGGCCATAGGCGAGAAGGTTGATACAAATGCTTTCAGTCTATTCACAGAAGCTAACATCGCTCAAGGTGTTGGTGATAATGGAACTTTAATCACTCCAGATATCATACTTCAGGCTGTATATACGCTAAGAAATAACAACGCTCCAACTGATGGAGAAGGTGATTATCATTGTGTGATCCACCCGGGTCAAGCATACAAATTGTCTTCATCATTAGCAGGTGCTGGTTATGGGAATAGTGCGAATGCGATATCAAATGTTGGTAACGCTTTAATCAGTTCTTCAGCGTATGTTGGAAAATTATTCAATGTGAAAATTTTTCAAAGCACTGGCATCCAAGATGATTCAGTAGGCACTGATGCTCACGGTTGTGTGTTCTCACCAACTGCGTTCGCGCACGTGATCAAAAGACCTTTAAGAATTGAATCTCAAAGGGACGCAAGTATGCGTCACACAGAGTTCGTTGGATCAACTGCTGTTAAAACGGCACTTGTGAAGGCGACTTATGCTTGTAGAGTTAAAGGTTCTAAAGTAATCGGCTAATAGGGATAAACCCCTTTTAGTTTAACAAATTAGGCGGGCTAGACTGGATTGTTTAGGCTCGCCTTTTTTGTATCCAAATAAATATCATTAGAGTTAGGAAGGACCTGATTCTATAAAACAAGGAAGGACCTTTATGAGCACATTTGCTAATGACGCAGATATCCTAGAATACGAACCAGACATCCAAAAATATGGCATAGCAGAATTTGATCAGCTCCACGAGAAGTCTTACGATGATATCATCAGGTTGTTGAACATCCGATGGTGGCCAAAGGCTGACTATGGTAGGAATGACATCACTCTGCCTGGCGGCAGTAATGATAGGTTAAGTCCAAGCAGATTGGACGCTAGCCAATTCACCAGAGCCGCTGTGTATCACGTTTTAAGTGAATATATCTATCCAAGGCTATCAACCTTCGATCCTGATGGTGATTCATTTAGAGAAAAAATGCAATTTTATAAAGTCAAGTTTGAAGAAGAATTTGATTTGATTTTACGGGTGGGTGTTAATTACGATCTGGATTCTAGTGGAAATTATTCAGAGACAGAAAGGCAATCCTTCCATCATAATAGATTGGTGAGGTAATGTCAGCCAGAGAAAATATAGCAATCAATTTACAGAAACAATTAGAGAATATGACGGATCCTGCTGTGGGGTCAGTGAGCAGGGTATTCTTTGATGTCCAGAAATTGGCGATCACGCAGTTCCCAGCAATATTGATCATAACAGGTGATGAAAGCCGAGAAGATATCACCACAGATGAGAGGTTAGGCATAATCACATACAATTTGAGGTGTTATGTTAGGGGCAATCAAATTGACACTTTGCGTAATGAGATTGTTGAACGCATTGAAGAGACGCTTGAAGTGTCGCGGGATAGGGATATTACCTTATCAGCAGACAACATTCATAGCGTTACGACTCGTGTGATAGCAATTGAGGTGGTCGAAAGGGAACTCCCCCTAGGGGAAGTAGTAGTAACGGTTGAAGTGAGATATAGGTATAAAAAAGGAGTAGTATAATGAGTGTTAGAATGTATAAGAATCAAAATTCAAAAAAAGTGCGGGGATTGAATGTCCAAGCACATTTGGATTCAGGATGGACCTTTAATCCTGATAATCAAAAACCAAAACCAATTAAGAAGAGCTTACCAAAATTAAAACTTGAGGTGGGTGAGGTAGAGGTTAAATCAATCACTGATCTTTCTGGTCCAGAAGATCTAAACAACAAGGAGTAATACAATGGCTATTAATAGTGGTGTATATACAGGCGAAAGTGGAGTCATCAAATTTGTAGGCGATGATTCTACCGTGGCTTCAGTTGCTTCGGTTAGATCTTTCACTATAGACCGTGAGGTTGGAACGATCGAAACCACAGTAATGGGGGAAACTTCAAGAACTTATACAGCTGGCTTGGCTCAGTATTCAGGATCTTTAGATGTGTATCTAAGGGATGATGACGCTGGACAAACTAACTTCCTAAGTTATATGGAGAATCCAGATTCTATCGCTAAAATAGAATTGTTCCCGTCAGGTGAGACGACTGGTATTAAGTTAGCAGGAAACATCATCGTGACAGGACATTCTGTAACGTCAAATTTCGACGGAGCTGTAGAATGTTCAATTCAGTTTCAAGGAACCGGAAATCTGGTTAGAACTGAATTGTAATGATCAGAGTCAGTTTCACCCCTAGTGTGCGTATCACGATGAAAAAGATACGGAAGGATGTGGAGACGGAATTGTTTGCGTTTGGTGATGAACTCTTACAGAATGTCAAGACACAGACTCCATACCGTGAGGGTAAGGCACGAAGGGGGTGGAACAGCAGAAGATCAAAACAGAAAGTTACATTAGAGAACAGGGTGCCGTATATTGAACGACTAGAGAACAATTACAGTAAGCAGACCAAAGGTCGTGGTATAATGAAACCCGCAATAAGACAAACAGTAAAAAATAGGAGAACAAGATGAGTAAGGCATTAGAAAAGATAGCAAACCATTATCAGAAAGCGATAGCTGGTGAGCTGGAAAAGATAAGGGTAGAAGAATGGGATATGGATGTTTATTGTAAAAGGACATATGCGTTCAGAGATGAGGCCAAGGTTATCGAATTACAATCACAAGGTAAGACGGTCGAGGCGTTGGTTGAATCACTGATAATAAAAGCGTTAGACAAGGATGGCAAGAGAATCTTTGTTGATGCGGACAGAGTCAATTTGATGAATGAGGCCGATCCCGCGGTGATCGTTAAGGTCGCTGGGCAGATCAATAACATAGGTATCAGGAAACCGATTGGTGATGTAATAAAGGAATAGAAACCAACACGGAGTTAGGTTTCATAATAATGTTGGCTGATCGGCTCAAGATGCCGATAAAGGATGTTATGGAATTGTCTGTGTTGGAATTGGATCTTTGGTCCGCTTGGATCAAGAAACAACAAGATTACGCCAACCAACAAATGAGGAGACAGAGAGCGAGTGGCTACAAAACAAAGAATAGACCTTGATGTCGTAGTAAAGAACACCCAGCGGATTGATAATCTGGAAAGGGCATTGGGTAGGACGCAGAAGGCATCATTCAATCTTGGCACGGCGGCGAAGGTCGCCGCTGGAGCGATAGCGGCCATTGGTGTTGGTAGGGCGATCAGCAGTTTGATTAATGTTGGAAAGCAGGTCGAGGGTCTTGGCCTAAGGTTTAAATTCTTATTTGGTAGTGCTGAAGAAGGTGCCAGAGCATTTGACACCTTGACTGAATTTGCTGGTAAGGTTCCGTTCAGCCTTGAACAGATATCAGCGGCATCAGGTAATTTGGCTGTTGTGGCTAAAGATGCTGATGAATTGAAAAATATTTTAGAGATCACTGGTAATGTGGCCGCGGTTACTGGATTAGATTTCCAGACCACTGGTGAGCAGATCCAAAGGGCGTTATCGGGTGGTATAGCATCAGCTGACATCTTTAGGGAAAGAGGTGTTAGGGCTCTGTTAGGATTCAAAGAAGGTGCTACGGTTTCTATAGAAGAGACCAGAGAAGCGTTCCAAAGGGTGTTTGGTAAGGGTGGAGAGTTTGGTGGTGCCACTGATGAGTTTGCTGAAACATTAGAAGGAACCCTTTCAATGTTACAGGATAAATTGTTCAAATTCCAAGATGTAATATCTAGGGAATTCTTTGATACCTTGAATAGTGAATTAGGTGATCTCAATGAATTCTTTGAAGATAATGCGGATGTAATAGATGAATATGCCACAGCGATAGGTCAGGGTTTAGCAACGGCTATTATTGGAACTGGCAATGCCTTAAAATTCTTGAAAGATAATAGTGATCTTGTTATGATGGCATTGGGTGGCATTGTAGGTCTAAAAATAGGTGCTATGTTCTTGCGTATCGCGGCAAGTATAAGAACGGCTACGATCGCTATGGGAACATTTAACTTGGTTGCGTTGGCAAATCCATTGGTATTGTTAGCGACGGCGGTTGCTGGTGTGGTTACGGTCTTCACGATGTTGAAAGATGAAACAGATAGAGCCACAGACGGTTTAGAAGATTATCTGGATGTTAGCAATGAGGTCATAGAGCTAACGGAAGAAGAAAAAGCTGAATTAGAGGAATTGAATCAGAAGAGACTAGAACAGGCTAGGGTTTTACAGAACATAAATGCGCAGTATAAAGATTACAGGACCATCTTGCCAGAGATCACTGCTAGGGAGGCTGGATTGGCCAAGGCTATAGAAGCCAATATCATCAATTATGAAAATCTAAAAGGTGCCAACAAGAGTTTTGTTGATAATCTTTTACAATTGAATGAAACCGAGATTCAGGCCATCGCTCGTAAAGAAAAAGAGCAATTGGATAGGACAAAAAAATTATATGACACTGGTGAAATCAACCACAGAGAGTTTGAGCAATTAAAGACAATCATCACCAAGGATGCCATTGCGCAGAGGACTAGATTAGAACAAGAAGAAGCCAACAAAAGAGCCCAGCTCCATCAGGATAATCTTGATAGGATCAAGCAGGGCAAGTTCAATGAATTAGATCTAGAAAATATGACTACCAAAGAGAAGGTAGAAATAGGTAAGGCAGGGTTTATGAGTATGTTAGATAACCTGGCCTCTTTCAATAAGAAGGCGTTCGAGGCTAGGAAAAAAGTCCAGATAGCAGAGGCATTGATCAACACATACAAGGGTGTGACTAATGCGCTATCGACTTATCCACCACCTTTCAGTTTCATATTCGCGGCGGCCCAATTAGCGGCAGGTATGGCGCAGGTGAATGCCATAAAGGGAACCCAATACCAAGGTAGGCGTAGGGGAGGTCCTGTTGTGCCGGGTGAGACATATATGGTTGGTGAGGATGGCCCTGAAGAATTCCGTCCTAGGACGAGTGGCAGTATCGTGCCAAATGGTGGGGGTGGTAGGACAGAAGTGGTAATTAATTTTAACATCAATGCTGTAGATGCCGCAGGTTTTGATACCTTGTTGGCAGAGAGGAAAGACACCATTATAGGTGTGATCAACCAAGCGTTGAATGAAAATGGGCAAAGGAGTCTGGTTTAATGAGTGGAACTTTATCAACGAATTTTTTTGTTAGTGCGTCAATCACCAGTGAGACCACTACTAGGATCACTGAAAGTTTGAGTGGTATCACATATAGGAAAGCAGTAGGAACACAGCATTGGTTGATGACGGTAACGAGTAAGTCATTAGACCGCGCAGAGCAGGGAGCCTTGTTTGCGTTTTTGGCCAAGCAAGAAGGAATGTTGGGCAGTTTCACTTTTGTGCCGCCAATATATGGATCAACCAGTAGTGATAATGCCACGGGCACACCATTGGTCACTCAAGATTATGTGGCTGGTTTATCCAGTGTGCGAGCCAATGGAGGTGGAGGCACCCTTAAGAGTGGTGATTTCATAAAATTCAGTAATCACGACAAAGTGTATATGCTGACTGCTGATGTCAATCAAGATTTGAGCAGTGAGGATACCTTTGAATTTACGCCTAGATTAGAGCACGAAGTTGATAACACCACCACGATAATTTATAATGATGTGCCTTTCAAAATGATGTTAATGAGTGATAGGCAGGTGTTCAAGACCAATCTAGATGGCACTTCCAGAATAGAAATTTCATTAGCAGAGGATCATTAATGTCGAGAAGATTGTCTTCGGGATTGATCACTTCATTGTCGGGTAGGCAAATCAGAGTAGTTGATCTGATTGAAATCCATTTGGCGACCGCTTTGTATTTCAATAATGGTATCATTGACCTGGATTATGATAGTGCCAGCGCACCAGACGCAGGTGTTAATTCTTATTTGGCACAGGGCCAGTTCATTGGATTGGGTAATGTCCAGGAGACCAAGGATCTTAAAATTGGTTCAATGAGTGTTGCCTTTACCGCAGTTGATTATACCACATTGGGTTATGTGTTGAATAATGAATATATTGATAGGCGTGTGGTTATCTACAGGGCTGTGTTAGAAGATGATTTGTCCCTTGATAGCACCAAGGTGTTCCAGTATTTTGATGGTAGGATAAAGGATTTCAATATTAGTGAATCCAAAGATACGGCTACCTTGTCATTTAATGTTGGTAGTCAATTTGCTGATTATGAGAAGTTGGCTGGTAGGAGGACTAATAGTGATAGCCAGCAGAGATTTTTTGCTAATGATGTGGGATTTGAATTTGCTCCACAGATACAGACGGATATTAAATGGGGGAGGACATAATGATCATAGATGATATCAGGATTAGAAGGATGGTGGGAAAAGATATAGGCCAGTTGTTCAATATGGTCAAGATGTCGTTGGTGGAGAAAGGTATAGAAAATATTCGAGATGATATCTTAATGACGCAGTTGAAGAATGATATGTCGCGTAGGATTGAAAGTTTCAATTTTGGATTGTATAAAATGAATACGCTAATAGGCTTCGTTTTTCTTGATGTGGGTGCTAGGTTTTATGATGATTCCGGATTCGCAATTATAGATTCTATTTTCCTTTTACCTGAATTCAGGACCCCTGAGAATTATCGCAAATTGTTAAATCCTGTGTCAAAATTGATTGATGATCTTGATATTAAGGATGTGAAGACAAGTGATAATTGGACATTGTGTAATGATTGTGAGGTGTTTAAAG